GCAACAAGATTGTGCCATTCTGTTTTCTCTTGTTTTTGACCACTTTTGTCAGTGTATCTTTCTGACGTAGCCATTACAAGATTGACAATGTTACCTGCCTTTGTTTCTCTAACCTCTGGGTCTTTACCTATGTTTCCCAGAAGAATTACTTTGTTCACTGAACTCATTTTATTATTGATTAATTGATTTACGGATTATGGTTTCTGTAGCCTTGTCGATGTCGTACATCTCAAGTGCCTTGTCTATTGAGCCTTTAGGTGACTCGATCCATTTGAGTAGCTTGTTGTACTCAGCGGTTCCTGCTACTACTTTCTTCTTCGCTCCTGCCTTCTTTTCTACGGTAGTTGTCTTTCTTGTAGTTGTCTTAGCGTGAGTGTTTGTTACGTCAGGATCCTTGTTATCGTCAATCAGAAGAAGACCGTTCAACGCATACTTACGGGCATACGATGATGACGCACCGAAACATTGACCGAGACTCATCCCCTTTTGGTTAGGGTCGATACCTGCCTGTGCCTTAGATGAAACCACGATATCTGGCTTCTTAGGGTCGTACACACTTGCAGTAGCCTCGGTATATGGTATCCCACACAGTTCTCCAAGAGAGTCTGTTATGTTAAGCACAAGCCCGTGCTTGTCAAGTAGTGGTTTTACCGCCTCAAGAATGTCCTCGCAGTTACGATAATTGTAGCCCCCAAACTTGTTCTTTTGGTTCTTGGGAGCCTTCAGTTCCTTCTGTAATTTTACTAACTTTTCCATGCTGCTAAAGTATAATTATTAGATGATATATCCTATTTCTCTGTCGATTTTTTCCAACTCAACACCTATCACAAACTCGTCAGGCTTAGTGATTCTTACATCCAACATCTTGGTCTTATTGTTGGCTCTTTGATAGTATCTCATGTAGCCATTTCCAGGGAACTCAATCTTCTCTACGGACTCCTTTCTGAACTCGTTCTTTACCTTGTTTTCAAGTTCACGCTTCTCTTTTTCGAGTTGCTTTATCATTTCCTTAACTGTCTGAAGATGCTTTGCCTGACCAAGCAGATCTTCGTTACCCATCATTATCTCCTGCTCTACCTCGTGTGTGTCTGAGATGAATGCTGAGTAGTGTTCGTTGTCGTTAGGCTCAGGTTCAAGTTGCTGTATGACTCCCATCCAATCATCGTACTTCTCGTAGTCCTCATCCTCCTTCGCCATCTCAGCCTCAATAAGAGCCTGTCTGCCCTGTAGGACACGCTTCCAAAACTCGTAGGTTCTTTCGGTTATCATCTCAACTATCTCCTCGTTACGTTCTATAGGGAATACTTTGAACCCTCTACCGTCAATAAGTATAGCTATCTCAGCGTAGTCGCATTCCATTATCATCATCTGCTGATGAACCTGTATGATGTACATATCAGGAACACCATCGTATTTCTTGTAGACGAATCCATTCATTGTCTTGATTTCCAACGGACATAGCTTTGTGGTTATCTCGTCAGATAGAGTTCCGTCATCGTTCAGCTTGCGTGAACCTTTCTCAATAACCCTATCCAGGTTGCAGTAAAGGTGTGGGTACTTGGGATTCTGTACGAAACCTACAAGATGACTTGCGTTACGGATTACATTACCAGCCTCAAAGTTACTCATATACCCTTCCTCTGTTCCATCGTAGTAAGCCCACAGACGAGCCACGTACTCCTCTTGGTATATTCCGTGAAATGCAGGGGCAGACATAGTTCTGTCTGGCTCCATCGTTCCTACCTTTTCGTGGAACAACTGCATCGGTGTCGGTTTGTAAGGACTCAACCCACACACAATAGCTGCTGTTGATGCTCCTAACCCATTATTCCTGTATTCAAACCACTCAGGAGTTCGGTCTTCAATCTCTGTTACCCATTCGTATTTCATATTGCTAATTTAGTTTTTGTGTCCGTAATCTATTTGTGGTCTAAAATCTACTCTTGTATTCAAGTATCCTCTTCAGTATAAATTTATCTCTATTTACATCGAACAGAGAGTCTCTTGCATCGTAATAATTACCAGATCTTATTTCTCTCCAATCATCTATACCTAAGTCGTGAGACTCAACAAATATCATTTTCCTCCAATATGATGGGCATTTTTCTTCTTGCTTGTATGCTTTCTTTTGCCACCATATTTGTCTATCGAACTCTTTCAGTATTTGGTTGTAATTCATTGCTTTGTTTTAAAATGGAACTTCCTCTAAGTCATCATCATCAGCGTATGGCATCCTCGCCTGGCGCATCGCCTCGCTATTCACAACGTACTCATGCTTGTCACGCTCCAATGGATTTACTCCATCGTCATAGAACCTGCCCTTCATTACATCGTAGGTTAACACACAGTCTCCTGTAGTTCCGTTCAGTTCCTTCTTCTTAATCTTCTGAGAGATAAAAAGAGATGTAGAGTCTTGCGGTTGTGAGTTGTAGAATGGTCGGTGGAACATGATGATGTTGTCTGCCTTGTTGTTCCACATTGCGCCACCTGCGAAGTCGTAAACCCTTGGAGTCTTGTAGTCTCCTGTTCTCTCGTCCTTCTGTATGTTACTGTTTGGGTGCGCTACGATTACCATGTAGACATTGTTCTCCAAAGCAAACTTCTTTTGAACTCTGAAGAAATCTTCCAAGAACTGATCGTCACGCATTCGGGTGCTTCTGTCTCGGTATATCGCATTGAACGGATCAATCATACATCCATCGATGTTGTGCTTGATCATTGTCTCCACGAACTTTCGGTTGATGTACTCTTGGCTCGGCATCTCCTTCTCAGGGTAGATGAAGTAGAACTTATCGTTCAGTTTCTCTGCCGCCTGGCGATACTCATCCTCAGACATTTGATTCTGATGGTGCTTGTACGGTGACTTTCCTACCATAGCGTGAATCAACTGATTGTAGAAGAACTTAGGAGGATACTGTTCGGGCGAGAATATAGCCCACTTGTATCCGTCCATCAAAGACTTCATAAGCATAAGCTGTAGCATCATCGTAGACTTACCGAAGTTACCGATACCACCTACGATTGTTATCTCCCCCCTTGACCACCTGAACCTTTCGTCTATTCCGTTGAAGTGTGTTGTCTCTCCCTTCTGATTACCAGAGTGGAAGTCTTTTAGCATATCAGGAAAGATGTCGTTAAGATAGATTACATCCTCAAGCGGTCCGTCCAAAGATTCAAGTTGCTCCTCAATGCTCTCTCTTGTGACTGTATGTATGAGCCTATCGTCCTCAGTAAACTCGGCAGTTCCAAAATCAGACACGTAGTTTCTGTAGACAGAGTTTAGAATCACATCCAACTCCTTTACAGTAAACGATCCTCCGCAGAAGTCTCCGATCATAGGGTCACGTATTTCATCTTTGGTAAGTCCGAACCTCAGACATCCACAAGTGAGTTTGAATACAAAGTTGTTTCTGTTACCCTCAAAGAATCCCTCGCCCTTGTTAATCATCCACTTCTTTAGCTTCTCGTAGATGGTGTTCTCGGTTGTTACGTTGACAGGAGTAGCTTCATACACTTTCTCAACGAACCTGTCGTACACTTCCCACTTACGAGCGATATAGATGTTAGGGTCGTAACTTTCAAAGCATACACGACTAAGATTCCTACCTGTAGGGTCAAGGTTTTCAAAGTCCTCAAGCATAGCATCAAAGTGTTCGATGTGCCTTTCGGGTTCAGACACTTCTACCAGCGCCTTGACACCATTACCACTTGGAGAAACCCAACACGCAACTACGTACTTGTTCTTCTTCAGCTTGGCTATCTTATCCGTAATCTTACAGTGGTCAAAGTCCAAACATATCAGACCAGTGTATGAGATGATGTTGTTGTCGTTACGAGACTTGAACACGCCAGAGAACAATGGTGATGGCAAGCTCTTCTTAACACTATCACGCTCTTTTCCAGAACCAAGTCTACGTATCTGGTCAACCTTCTCCTTGCTCTTTCCCTTCTTGATTCGGTTAAGAGCCTGACCAACAGTAATCGTATGCGAAGAGTCCACATCGAACAGACTCTCGTAAATGCTTATCTCTCTTTCAAACAGTTCTTTCATTTTACCCTCCAGTTAAGTGTACTTCAGGCTTCAATGTGCCATTATGCATACGATAAATTACCCAACTAACCTCCCAAGAAAGTCCAAAAGCACACTCATGCATTTTATCCTCACCTACTATTTCTTCACACTGCACAAGCTCACCGATTCTTGGTAGAACGGGCAAGTCCCAATCTATCTCTATTAGATTTTTGTAACAGTAATCGTTCTCTTCCTCACTCATGTGAATGCTTGCTAAATTTAAAAGTATTTTCATTTGTTCTCTCTGTATTTCCAACCCTTACCTACATTGTGGTAAGATGGGTTTATGTTCATCATCTTCCTGACGTAATCATCTCCTGCGCCTATTGCCTCTTTCTCGGACAGACTTACAGAATTTTGATCACGGATAATATCATAAGCCTCAGACAGTCCTACATACACCCACCCAGGCTCAACTATCGGTATAGCCTCATCTACCTTTCCATCTGATCGAACATAGTCAAGCCAAGTCTTTTGGTTCAAGTAGGTGGATGGATGCTTCCTAA